TTATGCGGTTTGCTTATCCGCATTATCGGATTGTACTTTTTTTAGGTTAGCAATCTCATTTTGCAGTTTTAAATTTGCTATTTTTAATTCTGAATTTTCTTTCAATAGATTTGAATTCTCCTCCATCAAAAGCATTTTTTCTTCCAAGAATTTTATCTTTTCATCGCTTGTTAATGATTCAATGGATTTATTAACCAACATTTCTCCCTTTCCTGTAAAAAGCCAATTCAAATCCAATTCTTCAAACTTTTGTTTGATTGTTAAAAGATATTCCGTTTTTGGAATACGCCCTTTCTCCATATAATTAGTGGCAGTTGTGTTGTTGAAACCATATTTTTTTTGCAACTTCGTAGGATTGTCAATATTCTGAAAATCAAACACTTCCTTTAATCTTTTATAAAAATCTTCCATAGAAATAAAATAAACTTCAAACTTTTGTTTGTTAATTCAAACTTTTGTTTTAATTTTGTATCTGAAACGAAGACAAAACGTTTCCAAAACGGAAACATACTGATAAACAGCAAAATTAAACAAAAAATGAAACCAAATCGCAAATTAGTTCAAGAAATTTTGAGTAACAATGTCTTTTCTTTGGAATTAGCTAAAATTCTAAATGTAAAACAAAATGTAATTTTAAAAAGAGCTGAACGTTATTCACAACTTCTACTTTTAGAGATGTGTGTAAAGTTTTACAAAGAACAAGGTTTTACCGAAGAAGACATCTTCGAAAAAGAAGAAGTAGAAAAAAATTAACTGAGCCGAAAAACGTTCCTAAAAAAGTAGGCTAAAAAACATGTATGAAACTATGAAACAACTACAACTTTTCAAACTACCTAAAAAAGTACAGCAGATGAAAGCTGTTAGTTCGGAAGTTCAGAAAAAATCCAAAAAAATTGAACCCCGAGCAAGGAAAATTTACAACAACACCTACCGAGCCAAACTCAAAGGCATTGATGTAAAACCACATCAAAAAACTATTTATTCCAAAACGGAAGATGTGGAGCAAGTAGTTCAAATAAAACAAGTAAAAAACTTGATGAACTTGGGTTTTGTTATTCAAATAATCATTTAAAAATCAATATTATGCCACAACATTTTTACGGAAGCATCAATTTTGACAAATTGATGGAAAATTTAAAAACAGGAAAGCTCAAAACATTTGTAACCGAAAACGGTATTCGGCTGATAAATGTAAACATTTACATCGCCGACCAACCTGATCAGTACAAAAAAGACGGTTCTATCTCCGTTCCGCTGAAAGACGAATTTAAAGAAGAAAAATTCAAATCTGTTTTCATTGGGAATTTGGTTCGAAGTACACCAATAATTACGGAAGCAACGGGACAAGATTTTGAAAAAGAAGAATACGATGATCTCCCATTCTAAAAAATGCAAACACAAACGCAAAGTATTGCGTGTGCTTCATACGTTCTGTACGGTGGAAGTAACGGCTGTATTTTGCAAAAAATGTGGAAAGCAATTAACCAAAGAGAAATGGGACGTTTAACAAAAAACGATTTAAAATATGCAACATTACGAATTAAAAAAAGAAAACGGCAGTTGGTTAGCTGATGTATTAATTGCAGAAAAAGGCATTATTGCCGCTGTTACTGATTATGGAAATTTTGTAATCAAATTCAATGCTTTCAGTTATAATTTCAATGAATTTATCCTCTCATTGGATACGCACTATTTTGCAAAAAATATCATCCAACAAGGAAATCATTGCAGAGAAAAGGCAATATTCATAAGTGAACAAATATTACCTCGTTTACAAGAAGAAATTAAAAATAAAAAAACGGAGCAATTAAAAGATGTTTTTACCGATGAGTTCTTAAATAATCAACTGCCTTTGGTTGGTGATTTCAATTTACTTGATATAAAACACGATAGAACTTGGTATTATGAAAGTGGAGAAATATTGGAGGTCAATGTTGAGTTAAATGACAAAAACAAAGAAATTTTATCAAAATACATCAAAGATTTTGATAAATACAATGCTTTGGTAGAAGAAGAATACTTTAAATGTGAAGAAGGAAAAACTGACCTAATTTACATCATCCATTTTGTAGCCAACACTTTTGGAAGCTCATTAATGTTTGATTGGGATAATAGTATGTTCTATTTCGAATATTAAAAACAGTAAAAAATGAAAAGAGCAATAAAATTTAGAGCCTTTGTAAAATTAGAAGAATTAAATCTAAAATTAATACCTTTTTTTATAGAAGGTAAAACCATTTATGACGTTAAATCTATTGATTTTAACCAAAAGGAAATAACTGTAATGGGCATTTGTCTTATTTCGGTAGATTTTAACGCAATAGAACTAATGCAGTTCACAGGGCTTTATGATAAAAATGGTAAAGAAATTTATGAGGGTGATGTGATTCCTATTTTTGGAAAAAATCACGCTGTAAAATTCAATTACGGTATGTTTACTATCAACGATAGAGAAATGAGAAGATACATACATTCAATTCCTTTGGAAGTTATAGGTAATGTGTATGAAAATCCTGAGTTAGTAAAATGAAAATAGACAACAAAAAGAAACAAGAGTGTTTGGAGGTTATTATAAAAAGAGCCCCAGCAAAAATGATTCAAGTCTTTGTGAATGCGGGAACTCCTGAAAGATTAGGATATACCTATTCCTATATAATAGAAGAATTTTTTGAAGTAAAAAAAGGGACATCTTCATTTGGGGCTGTAGTTTCCGATATTTTCTCGGAATATATGATTAATAGTATAAAATTTAAAGAATTAGAAAGGCAAATAAATTTCCATAAGAAGAGATTTAAATTCACTTTCGATTTTAATATAGTGCAAAGAAGACATCATATGACCGAGTGCAACAGATTGGTGGATGAGCAAAAAAAAATATACGAGCCTGTTAGAAAATTCGTAAGGCTCTGTAATAAAATAAAGAAACAAGTATGACTACAAAACCAATACTATTTTCTACCGAAATGGTACAAGCCATTTCAGAGGGCATAAAAACGCAAACACGACGAATAAAAAAGTCTGAAACTCCACAATATCAAGTAGGCGACATTCTTTGGGTTCGTGAAACGTGGGCAGAATTTGGCAACGGATTTATCTACAAAGCTGATAGTTTTCAGGAACACGAAGATATAGGAGTAAAATGGCGACCCTCTATCCATATGCCAAAGAAAGCTGCACGAATTTTCTTGAAGATTACCAACGTTCGTTGCGAACGATTGCAAGATATTTCGGAGGAAGACGCAATTGCGGAAGGAGTAAGAGTTATTTACGGTAATAAGTTTAAACATTACTGCCCTGAAAAATCATTTAATCAGGAAGAATTGCGTAACGGAACTCCTATTACTAAAACTGCTATTTGTTCTTTTTGGACGCTTTGGAAAGCCATCTACGGAGAGCAAAAATGGAATGAAAACCCTTTCGTTTGGGTATATGAGTTTAAAATAGTAGAAAAACCAAAAGATTTTTAAAATAATGACACAAAATTATAGTTCTCCCACTTCATTAGTACGTCTTACTCCTGTAACCAATCGTTTGTTAGCAGGATGGGAACACGACTTGCAAATCATCAGAAATCTTCAGGTGCATTATAAAAAATGTCCTCCTTTAAGCGGAACTACTTTTCTTGATAAAATTGAGAAGAAAATAAAGTTTCTCAAAAGCAAAATTAAAAGGTTTAACCATATAAAATTAAAAATCAATGAATATCAAAAAAGCAAAAGTCTCAATATGGGACATCGAACAATTAGCCTGTAAAATCACGGGCTTGAATTATGACGAAATAGATGCCGACACTTCGGTTATTGAAGATAAATTATACGAAGAATTTGAAATTGATTTGGACAATTTTGCCGAAATCATCGCTCGGTTACTTCCGCTGATTGATGTAGAGAAAAGTCCGTTAACCAATGAAACTTACAAAGGATTTGCCGATAACGAAAATAATTGTTGGCTTGTAAAAACCGAAGTTTAACACAATCATCTACTATGGCTCGAATTTCAGAAAAAACCATAGACAAAATATACGAAGTGCCGCTTACGGAGGCTATCGGTAAAATTTATAACGATACTTCCTATAAAATCAACGGAAACATCGCCAAAGGAAATTCGCCGTTCAATAGCGAACGTACGTCGAGTTTCTCTGTGATTAACAGCAAGGGCATTTGGAAAGATTTTAGCAGTGGCAAAGGAGGTAACAACTTCATCAGCTTTGTGATGGAGTACAAAAAAGTGGACTATCCCGAAGCGGTTAAAATCTGTGCCGAAGCACTGCATATCACTGTTGAGTACGAAGAAGAAACGGAAGTTGCCAAGCAAAAACGAGAAGAGAAGCAAACCGCTTTGCAACTGCTTGACAAAACCGCCAAACTTTTTCAAAACAACTTCAATTCCCCTTCCTTCGGAGGGGGTCAGGGGGAGGCTTGGTGGAAGCAATATATGCTTGAGCGTGGATTTACAGAGGAAACCTTACAAAGTTTCCAAATCGGTTATGCACTTCACGGACAGCTCTACGAAATCTTCAAAGAGCAAGGCGTTGTTACCTTGGCCGAAGAAGTTTCATTACTGAACAAAGATGCTTCAGGGAACTATTATTCGGTATTTCGGGACCGCATAATGTTTCCCATTTGCGACCTGCGTGGGCATTGCGTGGGCTTTGGTGGGCGGGTAAATCCGCAGTACGTTCAAAAATGCGAATCGGAAGGCAAAAAAGCTCCTGCTAAGTATTTAAATTCTGCCGAAAATCCGTATTTCAATAAAAGCAAACTACTCTACGGATTGCACTTGGCTCGTAAGTCAATGCTTGACACGAAGGAAGTCTATTTGGTGGAGGGCTACACCGATGTAATGCGGATGCACCAAATCGGGCTTTTGCAGACGATCGCACCAATGGGAACGGCACTTACTGATGAGCAAATCAGCATCATCAAAAAACACTGCAACAAAGTGATTTTGTTTCGTGATTTTGACCCCGCAGGGCAACAAGCTGCCTTTCGGGATATGCAACTTTTGCTAAAGGCGGGGCTTTTCGTGGAGATCCTCCCCAACCCCTCCGAAGGAGGGGCTAAATCCGACCCCGATACCATTGGTTTGCGTGAGGATGCTTTTGAATATATAAAATCATCAAAAACCGATGCTTTGCTGTATTTTGTCAAGCGAAAATATGAGCAACTAAAAGCAGAACAAGGTTTTGAAGAAAGTGGCAAGAAAAAGAAGTTTCGATTTTTACCCGAATTTGCCAAAAAGTTTTCTGATTATGTTGTTCAAACAATTTTGGATATTTCCGATGATTATACCAAAGAAAATTATATAGACATCATTTGCGATGATTTTGATATTTCTAAAAAGTCAATCACTGACGGCATAAAAAAACAAGAAGATAGCTTTTTTTACAAACAAAAACAAGTTGATTTAAAAGACGTTACCCGATTTTACGAATTTCCAGCTGATGTTAAAGATCCCAACGAATTTGCTGATGACATTATACAGTACGGCATTTTCCAGACGAACAATCAAATTTATGCATTAACAGGTAAAAATGAAGAATATTTCAAATCGGTTTCTAATTTTTCTATCGAAATCGTACAGCATATGCAAGATGAGAAATTTCCAATGAAGCTCATTCGTATCTGCAATATTTTCGGTAGGGAAATCATTTTCGACACGCTTTCACAGAATATCAATTCCACGCAAGGATTTTTCAATTTGGTAACAGGCTTCGGAAATTTCAACTATCAAGGTACAGCTGCCATTCATCAGAAGTTACTGACCTATCTGTTTAATAAAATGGGACACGGACGCAAAATTGAGATTCTTGGTTGGCAACCTGAAGGCTTTTGGGTGTGGAATAACGAAATCGTGCTACCGAAAAAAAGAGTTGAGAAAATCAATTCTGAGGGGCTGTTCAAGCACCGAGACGAATGCTATTACATTCCATCGGCTAATAAAATTTACGAAAACAACACAGGGCGTTATTTAAGTCAAAAGAAATTTCAAGTTTTTCAGTCGGAAATTCCACTTGAAAAATACCTTTTTCAGATGGTAAAGGTACATCGCCGTCACGCCTATTCTGCGATATTGTTTGCGTTCAGTTCGCTATTTCAAGACATTGTAGTGAATCACTTGGGGTTCTTTCCGTTGTTATTTCTTTATGGAAGAGGCTCATCGGGTAAGGACAATTTGGGTGAAGCCATTCAGAGTTTTGTGGGCAAACCTCAATCGGCAATCAATTTGGAAAGCGGACTTTCCACAGGGAAAGCCAGTATCCGTGAGTTTGCTCAATTCTCTAACGGCATTTCCCAACTTTCAGAATATCGGCGAGGCGACAAACAAACTGATGGAACGCTCAAATCCCTTTGGGATAGACGAGGCTATAAAATGGGAACTATCGAAAGTAAAGTTTCCACTGATGAAGTACCGATTTTGAGTTCGGTAGTCATCACAGGTAATGAATTTCCCGAAAGTCAACCGCTATTGATGCGTGTGATTTTTGAAGAAATGAACAAAAACGAATTTACGCAAGACGAAATCCGAGAGTTTGACCGCCTCAAAGCCATCATAAAACAAGGTATTTCATCGGTTTCTAATGATATTTTAGAATTCCGTGAGAATGTCGAAAACGATTTTATCGAAGAATATAAACGTACCAAATCACAACTCAACACATCAGAAGATTTTAAAGGAACAGCGGGGCGTATCGTGGATAATTTATCCGTGCTGACGACTTTTTACAAATTATTCAACAGCTACGGAATTCATTTTCCGTTCAGTTTTCCTGAGCTTTTAGACCATTGGAAAGAAGTAGTTACTAATATCAATAACAAACTTAGTTCGGCTTCGCCTATTTCCAAATTTTGGGATTGCTTCTTATTCTGTATGCGAAATCGTGTTGGGCAGGAAAACATCACGATTGATTATAACTATAAGGAAGAGGGCGGAAAATTGCTGTTCAATTTCACTACCATTTTCGGAATCGTACAACGCCAATGGTACAGCCAATATCACGAAGCTGCACCGAACAAAACTGAAATGCGACGCCTACTCAAAGATGAAAAATCATACGTGGGTGAAAAGAAATCGGAGCGAATCAACACGCAGGTAAATAGTTCTACCAGTGCTATTATTATTGATGTGAATTTGCTTTCCATTCGGGAGGAAATCCTAAACGAAGTCGAATTCCAGCGAATGAAAGCCAATTCGTATAGCACTACTACATATAATAATGTGGACGAAGAAGCACCTTACTAATATTTTTTTAGCAAAAGAATGAAAAACGCTACGAAAAAAGGTCAAAAATTTTCCTACAATTCCTACAAGGATTTAAAATATTATAAATGAGATAGTTAAATGCTAAAAATATGTAGGAAAGTATGTAGGATTTGTAGGAAAGTGTAGGATTTGTAGGAAAGTGTAGGAAAGATTTTTGCGTTTTCCTACAAGAAAAAGGCAGTTTCCTACAAAAAATAAAATCGTAACTAATTAAAAATTAAATAAATATGAAAAAAGAAACCTTTGTAGGATTTGTAGGAAAGTTTTTACCTCCTTTTGGAGAAAAATTACGATAGTTAATTACGAATTACGATAATTACGAATTACGTAATTTGTCATTTGAAATTCGTAATTGATTATAGTTCGTAATTATTAATTTTAAATTGTCAATTCTATGGAAGAAAATATATTTGGTAAGATAGCCACAGAACGTAGATTTCTGTTTGACATCTTCTATAACGTAGAACCTTTGAGTGCTTACTTGATGAAGACAAATACGTATATGATAGGTTTGTACTATCAAAATAGGCTCATTGGCGGTTTTTTAGAAGAAACTACCGAAACTCCGATAACTTATACTCAAATGGGAATGGCATTGGATAACGTCATGCCTAAGAATTTAAGTGATTTGGGTAAATACGTTAAAAAAAATAAAGGGGTAGTTGAATATTATTTTTTATCGGCAAAGCACATGGAGATGCTGTCGTGTCCAATAAAAAAATCAATGACTAAAAATAAATAAATGCTAACAAAATGAACAGATTAGAGATTACACGCAAAATCAGAGAGTTGTACAAAACCATTCGTGATAGTGAATTGGAAATTGCAGAACTCAAAGCTCAACTTCGTAGCGAGAAGAAAACCTTTACGAACGCCGACATACATTATATATTAAATGTATATCTAATTACTTCGGATTATGCCCAAACTGCCAAAGAAACAGGATTTGGACTTTTCCAAGTAAGACAAGTTATTGATAAATATTTATGAATCAACAAGTAACAATTACGTAAGGATAAAGTAACAAGGAATCAAAATCCAAGTGACTTTAAACTTTGAACTTTAAACTTTAAAAAAATGATTACTCTAAACATTCCTTTACCCGCCTACTTGTACAAGTATTTAACCGCTTTGTACCCTACCCCTTATCAACCCTCACAACGAGATGAATTAGGATTGGTAATTCTTACAGCATTGGAACGCAAAATGACAACAGAAGGTTGTTCCGAACTTAAGACATGGAAAGGCAAATCCATCACTCATTCCTTTCCTGTTGAACTAAGTTTGTCTCAGTTTGAAAAAAAAGGGTTTTACATTTTCAACGATAAAATCCATTATATGCAAACCTTTATAGACAATCATTTTCGCAACAGTTTGTATCGTACAGCGGTGATCAATTACAATCATTTTAACATTCCGTACAAAGATTCTATTTTGACATTTTTGGCTACTTATGGTATTGATGAGGAAGATTTTCCGTACGAATCGATCCGCAAAGATTTTAACCGAAAAGCCGAAGTGATTCGTAAACGATTAGCGAAATGAAATTACAAAAAAAGTTTGAAAATATTTTGATATTAAAATTAATATCATTATCTTTGCAGTGTTAATTCAAATAATAAAAAATGAAGTATTCAGAACTGGAAAAGAAGCTCAAGGAACTCGGATGCTATGACACGGGAGAGCAAATGAACGGACACCCTGTGTGGTACAGTCCAATCACAGAAAGGAAGTTCAAAATGAGCAACCACAAAAGTCAAGAAGTTAAAAAAGGCACGTTAAGTGGAATCAAAAAGCAATCGGGGTTGAAATAGACCCCCGTTGCTCCCAAAAACATAAAAATAGGACAATATGAATAGAGTAAAAGCATTTATCGAAAGAGGTAGTGACGGCACTTTCGGAGTCTATGTTGATTTAGAGGATGAAACGCTAAACTATGGCATACATGGTGATGGCACTACTGTTGAAGAGGCTATTGAAGATTTTAATTTATCGTATGCCGAGATGAAAAAAATCTACGAAAAAGACGGCAAAGAATTTGTTGAAGCGGTATTTGAGTTTCAATATGATGTGGCTTCGTTCTTAGCATATTACGGACAATATATGTCATTGGCAGGATTGTCAAGGCTTACGGAAGTCAGCCAAGGGCAGTTGAGTCACTACTTGAACGGACATCGCAATCCGAGTGCCAAAACGACTCTAAAAATACAAACCAAAATTCAAGAGTTCGGTAAAGAATTACAGCAACTTCATTTTGTTTGAATTAACACCTAAACGTTCTGAGTGCTGTTTTTAAAGGCTATCCGCTTCAGGGTAGCCTTTTTCTATTCCTTGTTCAAACTGTCGCAAAAAAAACTTTTTCTTTTTTTGTCCTTTCGAATGACAAAAAAAAACACTCTCTTTGCAGGGTATTAATTTTCTGATTATGAGCCATTTATGCAATATTAGTGAAGATTTTATCCGTGAAGCACGTTACTTGCTGATTTTCAATGCTAAGGACTACTCTTTTAACGAAAATTTCAAAGGTAACAAACCCATTGCTGGTACGCATTTGATGCGTATCGAATTACATCCTCATTCGTTTTCGAGAAAAATTTCTTTGAAAACGAAAGATAAAAACGATTATATAGATGTGAATTTGAAGTTCCCTTTTTTGGATTTAACTCCTCAAAACAAAGAAACACTTTATAATTTGCATAAAAAACGTGAATACGCTATCATTTTAGCATCCAATACGGAAATGATTACACTTGGAAACAATCGTGAACCGATGACACTTTCCATTGATGACGAAATTAACGATAATGGTTCAGGGAAAGATTCATTTTCTGTGACCATCACAGGGCAGACGATTATCTTCCCACGCCAATCCAAAATTACTGATATGTTCCGTGTCCTTTTGTTCACCTACCCTTTTGAATAATTTTGCGTCATATCAATAGGTAAGCGAACCCAATCGCTATCAGCAAAAGACAAAAGAGATGATTTTAGCCATAGATAGGGGTTTTTTAGAGTCGATTCTTCCTGAACTCATTCAGGGGTTTCGACTTAATTCCTTTGAATCCGCTACAACGTTAGAAGCTCGTTTTGAACAAAATTTAGAAAATCAAGCACGAGCATATTCTGAAGAAAACGACACGTATCCCGTAGTTCTAAAAATTCACGGGGCTATCGTTAAGAAAAGTAATTGGGATTATATCGGTACACAAACTTTCGCCCGTTGGGTAAAACATTTGGACGCTCAACCTGACGTATCGGCGATTATTTTCGATATCGATTCGGGTGGCGGAATGGTTTCAGGAACGGCAGAATTTGCCAACGTGATTCGCAATTGTCAAAAGCCTACCATCGCTTATACCAACGGATATATGTGTAGTGCTGCGTACCACATTGCTGCCGCTTGTGATAAGGTACTTGCCAATCCGTTTGCCGATTATATAGGTAGCATAGGCACGATGTTGCAAACGCAAGATTTTTCAGCAATGTTTGAAAAATGGGGAGCTAAAATATACGAAGAATACGCTCCTCAAAGTTCCGAGAAAAATAAAATTTGGCGAGACCTACAATCGGGCGATAATACATCTGCTCAGGAACATTTGAGCGTTTTGGCAGATAATTTCATCAACACAATGAAAGCCTACCGACCGCAAATCAAAGATGATGAAAAAGTTTTTAAAGGAGCCGTGTATACTCCTGAAAAAGCGTTGGAAGTTGGGCTGATTGATGAAATTATGACTTTGGAACAAATATTAAACGAATTTTAAATCTGAAATAGAATGAAATACGCAAAATTAGCCGCTGTATTGGCTGTAACTGAAATTGTAGCCAAAAAGCCTTTGATGGGCGGTGAGGCAAAGGCTTCATTTACGGAAGAACAACTGGAAAAGATTGAAAATGCTCTGGCAGAAAAAGACACATCTGCTTTGGAGCAAGAATTGGCAACTTTGAAAGAAGAAAAAAGCCAATTTCAGGAAGAAGTAAGCGGATTCAGAGCATCCGTTACGCAAGCCTTAACCGACAACAAATTGGAGGCTTCGGAAGATTTGAACGCCGATATTGCTTTGTTGGGAAAAACTTGTAAAGAGTATGGCGATAAAGGCAATGGACACACTCCAACTCCTAACGATGGTAAGGAAAAGGAAAATGAATTTGAGGGAGTTGTTGATATGAACGATGCTCACAATCAGTCTGTAAAATAACATTTTAAAATCAATACACAATGGCAAATATAAACATTGAACAAATCAAAAATGAAATTGTTCGCTACGGTCAAAAAAGTGCTTTTGATTTGGAGGCAGCTATTTTGTCCGATAAAATTCTTTTGAATCAGTTCGCTAAACCGCTTTCAAAGGTAAAAGGCGAATATCACATTCCGTATGTGCTTATGGGAAATGTGGTTCAAGCGTTTTCTGACGAATGGACAGCACAGGGTAAGGTAGAATTTGGTAAAAAATTGATGAAAAACTACCATATGAAAGTGAACTTCCCTATCAATCCGTATGAAATTTACGGTTCGTGGGAAGAAGATCTTTATCACGAGGACAAGAAACCCAACGAAATGCCTATCAGTAAGTATATTGTAGACTTATTGGCTAAAAAAATCATTTCAGATTTGGACGAAGTTTCCATCACAGGGGAGTATGACCGTTCTCAAATAGGAAATGCTTCGCCTGACTACACCAAAACCATTGACGGACTTAACAAAGTGGTAGACAGAGCCGTTGCCGATAACGACAACCCTGTGTTTACTATTCCTGTAGATTCGTCATTGGCAGGAAACATCGTAGACAGGGTAACCAAATTTGAAAAGGGATTACCTGATAAAGGAAAAGTTAGCACCATATTTATGTCGTTGGAAGAATTTAACGACTATGTGGAAGCTCGTGAGACTCCTGCAAATCAGTACATTAATTTCAATGATCCGCAACGAGGTAAAACCAAGTACGGACGTGATTTAGTGGGCGTTCCCGGTCTGAAAAAAGGTCGCTTGATTGCTTGGTTCGATGGTAACTTATTCCGTTTGTACGACCGAAAAGACAACCCAGCTCGTATTGACGATGTGCAGGTGCAAGACTATCAAGTGAAAATCTTTTCACAATGGCACTTGGGCTATGACTTTGCGGTGAACGAATATCTATTCGTGGAAAGCCAATCTGGTTCAAAGAAACGTGGATTGAACAATGCTGAGAAAAACAAATTGTTTTATCCAAATATGAAGTTGGAAGCGTAAGTTCGTTATTATACTCATATTTTAAATCTTGACTGTCCTGTGAGCGAGATGCTTACTTCAAACAAAGTGTTTTCGTGAACAGGCAGTCTTTAAAAATTAGTAAACATGGCAAAAGAGAAAAATACAGAAAATACAGCAGTTGAGCAAGAAACAACGTTCACTATTGAAGCCTTACAAGCTAAGGAAGCTCAGCTTAACGAGCGTGAAGCTACTTTGTTAGCTCGTGAAAAAGAAGTTCAGCAAGAACAAGAAGAACTTCAAAAAAGGGAAGCTGAGCTTCAAGAAAAAGAAGCGGAACTTACTCAGCGTGAAAAAGCACTTAACATTCCCCAAGAGGTAGAAAAAACAGAGCCTCAAAAAGGATTGGAGTTCTCATTTAGAGAAAACAAATACAAATTCACGGACGATGCTCCTAAAATCATTTTGTTTGAAGGAGAAGCCCGTTCGCAGGAAAGTTTGAGTAAAGATGAAGATGCTTTGATTGCTCTCATCGGAGGAAATTCAAGTTTAATCGAAAAAATATAAAATTATGGCAAATTGTTTTCAAAATACACCACACGAAAGCGTGGATTATTGCCCCAATGAAGAAATATCAGCAGGAATCTCAACTCGTATGTTCTACGCTCCTGCAGAGTTTTTAGAGAAGTGCGTTCTACCTGAAGCAACAGGAGCATACGACACTCGTATTACGATAGCTGATGGTAATTTAACATTAAAGTCGGAGAAAAATTGGAAAGGTATCGACATCCAAATGGATGAAGGAGAGCTAAAAACTACAATGGTAGGAAACATCGGAAACAAAAAACCAAAAGTAGAATTAGAATTGAAAATTCCTGCTTTCAGAACCAAAGTTTTAGGTTTCGTTGATACGTTCAAAAACGTTCCGATGGTTGTTGTTGTGGTAGATGCTTCGGGAGTGTTCTGGGTAGTTGGAACAAAGGTGAATCCTGCTTATATGGAAACAGCCGATGGGACTACGGGAAAAAAAGCCGAAGATGATTCAGGTGTGACCGTGAAAATTACAGCAAATTCTAAGCTGTATAAATACGCTGGTACAATCACAGAAGCATAGACACTCAATGGAAAAGAATTATAAAGAATACTTCAAAGTATTGTTACCTAATGCTAAGGTGTATTTTCCGAAGCGTGAAGGAACTAACGTTTTGGGACACACTCAAGTGGATTTGAGCGATGTGCCTCATAATGCTTTTCAACTCTATGTTACAGGATTTCCTCATTTGGCGTTACATCCTGAAGCATCAGAGTTGTTTGAATCGTATTCAGAATCAGGATTGAAAGAACTTATCAAACAGAAAAAAAATAGTTACCCTGATGATGTGCCGATTCTAAAAAAAGCGTTGGAACTTAAAAAAAGCAAAAAGCCATAAGCGGATGGCTATAAGCTAAAACAATGAATTACAAAGAAAATTACAAAAATTTACTTTCAGAATTGGAAACTCTCGGAGGCAGTATCCGTACGCTTCGGGGCGTTTCCAATTTTTATTCATTGGCTAATGAGGCAAAAGTACGACAGGAGATAAAGCGGTTAAAATCAATTAACAATGTACAATTAACAGATGACAATGTACAGTTAATCAATAAAAATATTTTACCTAAAGATTCTGTTCCAGCTGAACCGACAGAGCAATCCTTATTATCGGCTACTTCAAAGTTAATCAGTGATTTTCCGCCCGAATTGCACGGAATTTATTTGGAACGGAAGCACGTTTTTTTACAAGCCTGTTCGCTGAAAATGCAACTTAATGCGGTCCCAACGGAAGATGAAAACCAAGCCCTTTCTTTGCAACAACAAATTGTGCAACTATTTGAACGATTGGACGATTGTACAACCATTCTCGACCATTGGACGAATCAAAAACGTATCTTAAAGCCTCAAACCGAAGATTTTTCTACGCTTTCGGCTATGGAACTTATAAAAAAACGCAATGCCTTACGTAGCAATTTGGTTTCCAGAGAAAAATCATTGGCAAAGTGGAAATCCGAAGCTGAAAAGTTAAGCGATAAAACCCCGCTTCGTTTGAAAAGCAAAATCCTGCGAAAAACCGAAGAAATCGAACAAATAAAACTAACTATCAAAGAATTAGATAAATTGATTAAGTAAAATTTAAGGAGGATAAAAAAAGTCCTCCGTTATTAAAAAAAACTCCTACATCTTTTAAAATAATAAGCCAACAGGCACGGAGGACAATAAGTCTTTCCGCCTGTTGGCTTTTTTATTTGTGATGTAGGATGTGCAAAAATAATAAAAAAAATGAAAATATTAGAATTATTTAGTGGTATCGGAGGATTTTGTAAAGGTTTTACCGATGCAGATTACTTATTTTCAGAGCATTATTTTTCTGAAATTGATAAAAACGCCATTGCTAATTACAAATACAATTTTAAAAATGCAAAATATATTGGAGATGTCCGAGAAGTTAACGGACGAATTTACGAAGGAATTGATATCCTTACCTTTGGAAGCCCTTGTCAAGACTTTTCCATTGCTGGAAAACGTAACGGACTTGATGGAAATCGAAGCGGACTCATACGAGAAGCTATCCGTATTATTAAAGAAGCACAACCTCGTGTTTTTATTTGGGAAAATGTTAAAGGAACTTTCTCCTCAAACGCTCGTAGAGATTTTTGGGCGATACTCCAAGCGTTTGCCAACATTGGGAATTATCACATTGAATGGCAACTGCTTAATACGAAGTGGCTATTACCCCAAAATAGAGAGCGGATTTACCTTGTTGGAATTCTTGGATACGAAGGTAGCTCAATCGTATTTCCTTTCAGAGAAAATGATAATGTATTTACAAAATCGAAACAATCAAACGGCGGACAATCACAAACCAAACTTTGTTGTACAACCATAAATCCGAAGTTTGGTTCTCGTGCGGACGACACCTTTATTCAAGTAGGTGATTTCCGTTATGATGATGGTTTTCGACCTCGAAAAGATGGGATTTGCCCCACATTATTAGATAATAGTGGACGTGGAATGAGCGGATTTCCTATCATTAGTTTGAAAAATGTAACTCGTACAGGCTCTTCAGATGTACGTATTGGTGATGGAACTGACTTAGCGTATTTACGACATAGAAACAAACGAGGAAGATTTCATCGGGGAACAGCTCCTACGATTGATACTTCAAATAATCAAGGTGTCGTTTTAGGTGAAAATTTAATTCGTAAACTCACTGAGATTGAATGCGAACGATTGCAAGGTTTCCCCGATGACTGGACTAAATTCGGAGATTTTGAGAATCAAATCAAAGAAATTCCTAAAACTCAACGATACAAAATGATAGGTAATGCAGTAACTACTGCATTAGTGAAAGAAATTGCAAATCGATTAAAACCAATATTATTATGAAAGATTTATTAGCACCCTTAGAATGGTACACAGTACAAAAAAAAGTTTCAGAACTTGTCCCATACGAATATAATCCAAGAAAAATAGCTCCTGAAGACAAAGAGCGGCTACGGCGGTCCCTTGAAAAGTTTAATTTAGTGGAAATTCCTGTGATTGATATTGATAATACGCTTATTGGTGGGCATCAACGGGTGGTTGTGCTGTTTGAACTCGGACGAGGCGAAGAAACCATTGACGTTCGCATTCCGAACCGAAAACTAACCGAAGAAGAGTTCAAAGAGTACAACCTACGTTCTAACATTCTGAACGGCGAATTTGATTACGAAAAAATCCAAGAATTTTTCACGGATATCAATCTTGAAGATATTGGTTTCGATATGATTGCCTTTGATGAGTTTCTACACTCAGAAGCCTGTGCCGTTCCTGAAGTGGAGGGCGAAGTGGACACCGTGCCTCCTAAAAATCCAAAGTCAAAAGAAGGTGATGTTTTTGAGTTGGTTTCATTGCAAAAAGGCATCGCACATCGGGTGATTTGTGGCGATTCCACAAAAAAGGAAACATACGATAAATTGCTGGGCAATGAAATTTTTAATTTGGTAGTTACAGACCCACCTTATAATGTTAATTACGAAGGAGGTACGAAAGAAAAATTAAAAATCAAAAACGATAAAATGAGCGATGGGGCGTTTTTTCAGTTTTTGTATGATTTTTTTGAAAATACATTCAAAAAATCAATGTTGGGTTGTCCTGCGTACATATTTTATTCGGATTCAGAAGCTGTGAATTTCAGAACGGCAATGCAAAAGGCAGGTTATAAGATTTCGAGCGTATTGGTTTGGGTAAAAAATCAGTTTGTATTGGGCAGGTTGGATTATCATATGCAACACGAACCTGTTTTGGTAGGTGAAATTCAGAGTGAAGAAAGCGTAAAACAACATCAGGCGATTTTGTACGGTTGGCAATCGGAAGGCAAACATCCCTGGTATTCCGATCGAAAACAATCCTCTGTATTAGAATTTGATAAACCTAAACGCAACGCTGATCATCCAACAATGAAGCCTATCGAACTGATTGGCTATTTGATAAAAAATAGTTCTCAGCAAAAGGATATCGTTGGCGATTTGTTCTTAGGTTCGGGTTCTACCCTCATTGCTTGTGAGCAGACTTGGCGTACGTGTCGGGGTGTGGAGTTTGACCCGCAATATATGGATGTGATTGTACGGCGTTGGGTTACCTATATGCGTGAAAATCACTTGTTATTTAAGGTTTTACGCAACGGAACGGAGCTTTCAGAAGATGACATCAATGAGTTTTTTGCTAAAGATTCTGAAAAGAGTTAAACAAAGCTAAATAACTGAATATAAACTGATTATAATTTGCAAGAAATAAAACAAGAACGTATCTTTGTAGTGTAAATAAATGGTAATCAATATATTAAAATTATGTCAGTAGCAGGAATTTTAAATCAGAACACAACTAAAAAAGAGAAAGCGTTTCAATTATTTTCATTAGGGTATGACCGCCGACAAGTAGCTCAAATGCTTTGTAACGGAAATTACGGATACGCTCACAATATGTGGAAGTTATGGAGTGAAACACAAATAGCTCCAATGCCTGTAAGTTCCGTTTTTGAATTTATTTTTAACAGACGCTTCGGAGTAGAAGTTGAATTTTTCGGAGCTTCACAAAACACTTTAAAGCAACATCTAAATGCACAAGGAGTCAATTATCAGTTTGAAAGCTATAATCACACTACTCGAAATCATTGGAAATTTACTACCGATTCAAGTATTCGAGGTGAAAATGCTTATGAAATGGTAAGTCCCGTACTTCAAGGAAGCGGAGGACTTTCACAACTTAAATCAGCTTGTAAGTCTCTTCGGCTGAGTAATGCACAAGTTAATAAAAGTTGTGGATTACACGTTCATTTAGAAGTCAATGATTATTCGGTTGAGGATATGAAAACATTGGTTAAAAATTTCTATTTATTGGAAGAGCAATTTGACCAAATGATGCCCGAGAGTCGTCGAAAAAATGAAAACAGATATTGTCAAGGATTTTACCCTACAATGCCCAATAAACAAATATTTTTTTCAAAAATTGATTCATGTACAACCATTGAACAAATGGCCTATTTCTTCGACCATCGTTATTTGAAGCTAAATTTACAAAGCTATACCAAGTATGGGACTGTTGAATTTCGTCATCATTCGGGAACTACGATGTTCAGCAAGATTAAAAATTGGATTTTGATTTGTGCCCGATTGGTTGAATTTTCAAAACAAAATGTGTTAATTGATAATATAAATTTGATTTTAGATGAGAACTTACAAGAATATTACGAAGAACGTTGCTTGGATTTTGTATAATAATATGTATCTTTGCCCTCGTATGAGGGTAAAGATTTTAATAGGAAATACGCAAGAATTTGAAGCAAACTCTAATGAAGAGATTGTTTTAAAAATGAAAAATGGAGGTTTTACAGCTTCCCAAACTATTAGTGAGTATATGTTGGGGTATGCCATTCGGGCAGTGCATTGGGATAATTCGGATATTCGGGCTACTGATACAGACTCCTTTGTTGAAGACCTCATAAAAAACAAACATATTGAAATCACGGACAAGTAGTCCATTTGATTATACATTTATTTACATTGAAGCTCCACGTAAGTGGGGCTTTTTTCGTTGTTGGCATTGTCCTTTCGTAAAAAAAACGGGCGTACTACTTTTGCTTTCATGGAAATTGTAAAATTCAGTGCTGACAGCACTTACCAACGCATTGCAGCTTCTCATATCGATGAGAATTTTATGCTTACCGAAGCTGAAGAGACCATAAAAACTCGGCTTCGGCACATACATGCTTTGCGTTTGAATAAAAAATATTCCAAACATCAGGCCATCAGCATTCACATTCGGGATATGAACGTGTCACAGGCGACCGCCTACCGGGATTATAGCTGGGCCATGCAGATTTACGGCGAATTGGACAAAACCGACAAGCAGGCTGAAAAAATGTTTTTGGCTGAAAATTATTGGAATTTGTACCAAATGGCACTGAAAAACAATGATATTGAGCAGGCTCGTAAGTGTTTGGACTCGTACAAGTCGCTGTTCAACTTCGATAAAGATGAAGAAGTCATTGACCCAAACAAAATCCAAGCTCACGAGTATCATATCCATCTTTCACGTATGTCATCAAAGGTATTGCGTAAAGTGTTGGCTGACGGTGTGATTGATTTGAATAACGTAACCGCAGAAGATGTTGATTACGAAGAAATTAACGATGTAGATAGCCATGAATAAAGTCCTGATAAAGCCTAAAAAGAAAATCGTTCTTAACGCAATGCAGATGTGTGCCATTGAAGCCAATCGCACACAAAAAGCAAAGCACATCAACATTGAGGCGGGTCGTGGAACGGGAAAATCCACAATTTTAGGTTGGTATATGAAAGAGGCTGTACGACAGATGCCACGAGCCACAGGAGTGTTGGTCGGGGCTACTTTCGTGCAGATAAAATCACGTACGCTCCCTTCGACCAAAGAGGGTTTGGAAATGTTCGGTCTATATGAAAATATCGACTATGTTGTCGGGAGAAGTGGCTATAACGAGGGGTTTGAACTGCCTTTCCAAGCTCCCAACTCTTGGAGCAATGTGATACATTTCCGTAATGGCTTCATTTGGATCATGGTTTCACTCGATGACCCCAATTCGGGGCGTGGGCTGAACTCATACATCGTTATGGGCGATGAGGCGGCTCTTTTGGAATATGAGCGTCTGTTTAACAACGTTTTGACAACGAATCGTGCCAAAAAAACGCAATTCGATAAATGTACGTTGGTCAATGCCTCTATCTTTGCCTCATCGGTAGCACTCACGCAAACAGGCGAATGGTTTACCAAACGTGAAGAATTGGCATTGAAAAAGCCCAATGAATACTGTTTTATCAAAGCAAATGCCTATATCAATAAGGAAAATCTAAAAAAAGGCTGGTTTGAAGAAATGCGTGAACAGGCGATTTCGGAACTTATTTTCAATGCCGAAATTTTGAATATTCGCCCTCGTGGCGTGACGGAGGGCTTTTACGCTCAGCTCGAACCCTCTCGGCATTACTACCAATACAAATACGATTTGGTTAGATTAGGAAATATGACCGACCCTTATACACCCTCCAGCGTGTATGATACGGATGTGGTTAAGGCACAACCGCTGTTACTATCCTTAGACTTTGGTGGGAGGATTAACTGTGGTATTGTAAGTCAATACATTAAGTCCTTAAATCAAGTAAATATATTAAAGGACTTCTTTATGAAGAATCCTAAGAAGCTATCGGATTTGATTACAGCTATTGCTGATTATTACGAACCCCATAAGCATTCGTGCAATGAGATTTACATCTACCATGACCGAAGCGGTTTCAAGTCCGAAGCCAATAGCAAAACCTCTTTGGCTCAGGACGTTGAGAACCTGCTACGGGCAAGAGGTTGGAAAGTCTTCAATCAGACTCCCAATACCAACAACCCTGCACATACTGCCAAATTTAGATTTATAAATGCCGTGCTTTCGGAAGATACGTCGAATTTGCCACGAATACGTATCAATAAGGATAATTGCCCAAACCTCATTGTGTCGATGGAAAATGCGGGGCTGTCCTACAAGAACGATGCATTCGAAAAAGACAAAAAGCCCGAACGTAGCATCACTATCTTACAGGAGCATGCCACTCACTTATCCGATTGCTTCGACTACTTACTTTGGTGGCGTTTTTCGTACCTATTCGATTACAACTACTTCGAATCTTATCCTGTGTCTTCTTTTTAATTGTCTTTTCTATCTTGAATCCCTATCAGCCGTGCGTTGGTAGGGATTTTTTGTTGCCCGTACCTGCATTCTCCATCCATATTTCGGGATTTTTCTAAAATTCAAATCGTAAAAAGAATTAAGGCGGCGGTGGGCTTTCTTTCGTTCAATGAGAATATGACGTTTATTTTGGAGCTTAAACATTTTATATACAATATTTTATGTTAAAAAATATGAGAAATACCCCCGTTTAAAACTTTGGTAAAATGTGTCCTTTCATGTGTGGAGTGTTTTTTTGACCTTTGTCCTATGGAAAAAACGATATTTTTAAAGGACGTTTTACAGGAAATGAAAAAGTTGGATATTCTTAAAAATCCGATACCTTTTTCTTTGAAAGTAAGGCAGTACAACCGCCAAAATAAGAGTGGGGGCAAAATAAAATCATACGAAAATGTAACCCTTTTGCAACAGCCTCAAAAAACGGACAAAATAGCAGTGAAAAATCCGAATCACTGGGAAAATAAAACCCGAAATATCAAACTTGCTAACAAAAAAATAGAGAAAATCAACATATTATTCATTATTGAATTTAACGGACGAAAAGTGGTGTACTAATGAAAAAAATAGCAGACGGCATATACAGTTACAAAAATAAAGAAATCTTGATTTTGGGTGCTTCAGTTAAAGAAAATCAGCATACCAAAACGCCAATGACTCGCTCCAGTTCAGATGGTGACAAGTACGCTTCGTGGGGCGATAACAATACGTATCCGCAAGAATTTGTCAATAAACTCAACAAAACAGGTGCCGCCATTGGAGGTTTAGACGTACTGGTATCGGCTCATTACGGAATGGGATTCCGATTGTACCAAGATTTTGAAACTGAAACAGGCGTTGAAGCTCGGGAACGAATAGTGTCGGCTTTTCCTGAAATCAATGAGTTTTTCAAGCGTGTGCGATGGGATATCTTCCTTTCGGAAGTGGTTACAGATTTTGAAACTTTCCGTATTGCGTTCGTAGAATACTTATTGTCACCGAATTATGACAAAATAATATCCGTAAAACGGTATAAATCCGCTGATTGTCGTTTGGGCGTTCCTGATGAAAAATCGGGAGTAGTAAAATTTGTTTACATCAACACCGATTGGGAGGAGGCAAAAGAAGAATTTACACAAAAAGTCCCTTTCATTGCTGCCGATATGCCGTTGGAGATGATGAAGTTATATTGTAGAGAAAAGCGTATCGATAAATTCATTGTGCCAGTAATTGATACGCTTTCTACCGAAAAAATATATCCAAAAGTAAAATGGCATTCATCGTTTCGAAATGGTTGGGTTGATGTAGTTTTGTCGGTACCGTCATTCAAAAAATATATGTTTGAAAATCAGCTGAATGTAAAACATATTGTGTACATAGCAGACGACTATTTTGCTCATATATACCGAGAAAAATGGCAAGAGATTTCAGCTGAAGAAAAGGAGCAAATTCGAAAAAAATTAGTCGACAAGATAGATGAGACCATGAGTGGCAATCAATCGGCGGGACGTAGTTTGATAGCTCCGTTTTTCCGTGACCAAAATGGAAATCTCATTAAAGGAATTGAAGTGATTCCGATTGATGATAAAATCAAAGACGGCAACTTTTTGCCTGACGCTTCGGCAGGAAATTCGGAAATTCTCTTCCCTATGGGAGTTGATCCATGTCTGTTAGGGGCAGGTATACCCGGAGGTAAAGGGTTGAATGGGTCGGGATCAGACAAACGGGAAGCATACACCATTCTTTCTACTCGAATGCCTGTACGTCGCATTCATACCCTCGAAATATTTGACCGTATCCGAGATTGGAACGGGTGGGACGAAAGCCTTTACGGACGCTTCCCGAATATCAATTTGACTACATTGGACAAAAATCCGAACGGACAACAAACCATCGTAACCTAATATAAAAGGATAAAGGATAAAGTTCAAAGTATCAAGTTCTTGGATTTTGAATCCTTGTTACTTTATCCTTTAAACTTTAACCCCGTCATTCGTAATTATTAATTCGTAATTTATTAACTATCACTATGTTTCAAGATATTCAAGAAATAAAGAAATACGTCAATGTGTCGGTTCAACTGGACATGAAATTGTTAGAACCCTACATTGAAGAATCCTTGCGGGTGCGGATATATCCGTATGTTCCCAAGGACGTTTGTGAGCTTATTGTGGATGAGACGTATTATGAATTACTAAAAAAGTCCGTAGCAAATTACGCTGTGGCATACTCCATTCCTTTTTTGAAAGTGCATTTGTCGAATGTTGGAGGCAACAACTTTACGGATGGGAAAATGCAGAAATCATCATGGTGGGACTTGCGAGATTTCGGAATTTCAGCTGTTGGAATTGCTGACAGAGCTTTGAACAACCTGCTCTTTGAGTTGTACAATTCCAATTATAAACAACAGGTAACAGCACTTCAAGGTAATAACATTTTTGCAGGAGTATGGGAATTTGAAAAACATTATGGATTAGGCGGTTCTTGGGAAGTTTTCGCCCGATTGCGACCCGTCATTCAGCGAGTTTGGGAAATTATGATCGCTCCACGAGTGAGTATTTGCACATTAGATGAGCTACGTCCCTACCCTACTATTTTCAACATGTTACAAACGGCAACAGCTTATTTTACGGTAGCAGAGATGATTCAATTAGGAAGCGTATCCTTTACCAACGAAGTAATGCTAATTCAATGGGACGAACTGCCTTGGCAACAATCAAAAATACTTAGTAGGCAGGATTTGAATCACTTGTACGAAGAAATGAACAAACGAGCTAACAGCTACTTAAATCAGATGATTTCACTTATTCGCTTTGAGCAAAGCCAAGACCCAAACGCCTTGTTGTGTTTTGTAGAAAAAAATACAGAGCGGGAACCCATAGCTAAGAAATCGGGACTTTACCTATGATGATTACAAATTAATAATTATGAATTACGTTAGTTAATTACAAATTACGAATTTCAAATTACGCTAATCACTAACCATCAATCACTAACCACTGACAACTAATCCGTAATTCGTAATTATTAATTTGTGATTTATTCTTGTCCTTTCGGGCTGAATTATGATGTTTTAATTTTGCGAAAATAAAAAAAGCAGAAAAATGGGATATAAAGTAGACCCTGTTACGGGACAACTGTCGGAATATATCTTTGAAATCGGAGGTATTTTAGCTTTGCGAAACTTTACAGCACGTACCATTGGTGAACGGTTGATAATTGAAAGTGCGACCAACGCCAATTTCGTCATTTTAGATGCCTTCGTGGGTGAAGTGCAGATTGACGGCGTTGTATATGATGACCCCATTGCAGCACAAGAGGCATTACAACGTTTGGTATTCAACCCGAACGTTCCCGTAATTATGACCTTGCAACAACAACAGATGCTGTTGGGTGCATTACAAAAAGGCTCTTACTCGGGGACAGCCTCCGAGCTGAAGCAACACTTGGAGACGCTCATAAATACCAAAGTTACCCAAGAGCCTGGCAAAGGACTTATTTCCGATGCCGAAAAAACCGACATAGCTGAGAATAAGAAGAAACGAGTTGAAGACTTTACCATTACGGGCGATGTTGATAAGATTTTTACATTGATATACAATGATGGTTCTACCAAAGCGAAGAATTTTACCGACATCGTAGGGCAAAGTGGGGCGGACGTGATGCTTAACTCTTTGAACTTCAACAAAGACACGGGCGTACTTACAGGCGTACGCTCCGACGGGCAACAGCTCACAGTAGACCTGAACGGGCGATTTGCGTTGCTAAACCACTCCCACGCTTGGAACGACATCACGGGTAAACCCGCAACATTCCCACCGTCAAGCCACACGCACGAAGTCAATTGGAGCGATATTCAGAATAAACCCGACCTATCGCAGTTGGGAGCGAAGTCTGTGATTAAAGTTACTGTAGATACTGTAAGAAACATAAGTGTTAAAGTAGGAACAACTACAGCTGGGAACTATGTACCACAAGAAGGAGATGAGCTATCAGTAGAATTTAAAAAAGGTCAAACAGCTAATAATGTAACATTAAATATTGATAATAGTGGCGAAAAAAAAATAGTTATTGGA